TACCAGTCGATGTTGGTGCTGGTAACAGAAGGTGTGTCAAATCCAAAGTAGAATGCTTCTTGCTCTGGATATGGAACCTCACGAACAACCTTTTCTAGGTTGAAGAATTCAAAGCCATCCCATACGAATGGTTCTGAATCTGGCTTTGATGGTAGAAGTGTGTAATTAGTTTCAGTTCCCTGACCATTACGCTTTAACTTCCACTCAAGATTTGAGATGCTGCCTGTATCAAGCGCATACTCACGAATATTATTAAATGCTGACTGCTTAGAGATTCCCTGTGACCAAACAGCAATGTATGGATCTTCAAGCCCATCGTTCATTAGAACGTTGCAATAAAAACGGAGACGTGCTCTCCAGCCTGACTTTGGTTCTTTTCGTGCCATCTCGCAACCAAAGCAGCGTCCTTCTGAATCAATTGTGCATGCAGCCTTGCGCTTATAGTCTTTTGGATTTGTGTGTTCTGACACTACTACAGAAAGACCACGAGCCTCCGAATAGTTTGCTGAATCTTGATCTAATTCTTCAACAAAACGAACCTTTCCTGATTGTCCATCAGATAACTTTACCCAACGAACCTTTTGTCCTGTTCCTTCGTACTTTGGTTTTTCGAGCAGGGCGTTGATATCTTTTAATCCCTTAATTACGCTCATATATTTCTCCTTTGTGTTGTTTATATTAGTTTAGCATAGACTGTATGGATTTGTCAAACTGGAAGTCTAAACTCTTTATGTCTTCATCAGCCATATCGCCTATGTCTTTATATTGTTTATCTAGTTTAATAACAGAAACACGAGAACCAAGTTTTTCAATTATCTTAGTTTTCATATTTCCTCCTGCCTCATCGTTATCAGCAATAACAATAATGTTATTGAAATATTTTTGAAGCAATTCTATTTGTATGTTGGAGACATTTGCTCCAAGGGTTGCTATTGCTGGAAACCCAATCTGGTCAAGCCTTATAGCATCAAAAGATGACTCTACAACATACACTCTGTCTGCTGTCTTTACTCTATGTAAATTAAACAAGGTCTTTGCTTTTGGTAGTCCAGGAGTATTCTTAAATTCTTTTCCATCAATCGATCTTCCAACAAAACCTACTGGCATTCCATCTGGACTATGAACTGGTACGGTTACCATATCTTGCTTTTCTGAATAGCCTAAGGAAAATTTTGACCAAGATGAGGTTTCAAGTTTTCTATACTTAAAATAATCTTTTGCTCTTTCTGATGAAAGTAAATTATTGTATAAACGTTTTAATATTAACTCATCAAAAGGAACAAAGTCTGGCTTCTTGTATAATTGTTTGTTGATGTCTTGCTCTAGGTTACCTTCTTGCTCTTTACTTTTTATAAACCTGATTGACTCAAAATATGTTCTACCACTAGTATGCATTATTAATTCAACAAGGTCGGTAATGTGTTGACAAGAAAAACAAAAAAACTTTCCACTTGACTTGTCTACTTCTCCTGCTGGTGTTCTTGTGTTTGAATGGAAAGGGCAAAAAATAATATAGTCGGAGTCTACCTCTGACTCAACGTTTATACCTGCTCCTGCGAGAACTCTTTGGATCTGTTCTTTTGTGTATATATTGGTTTGTTTCCGTCTATCCCTGCTATCCATTCGCTTTGTTTTCTCCCTACGTATATAGCATGCACTGTTAGTGCAAACTTAAAATTTCTTTTCTTTTCATTATAGTCTATCGTAAAATCTGGCTCAATGTCAATCCTTGGAACATAACCTGATAACTTCATCTCACATATTAGAAGTCTAACATATTCTAGTCTAAGTCTACCTATAGCAGATTCATCATGGATGACTCCATCTAGATAAAATTTCTTGATCGGTTTGTGGTGATAATTTGCCATAATGCATATTATAACTAGTTATCTTTGTTTTCATAGTCCTTGTATCTATAATATCCCTTATCAAAATCAACCTGAACTAAAAAATCCCCCATAAACCCATTACGGTTCTTTCTAAATGCACATTCAATAATATCACTATTTGTTCCTCTACCAAGAGCGATAACCCAGTCTGCATCATATGCAATCTGTCTAGACCAAGCAGTCTGCCCCAAAGTAGGAACAGAACTAAGGTCATTAACATCGTCTGGTGTAGCAGATGAAATAGCAATAATAGGAACCTCTTCACCAATAGCCATTAGTTTAAGTTCTCTTGAAAGGTTCTTCATTCGTACCGTTTCGTTATCTGACTTTTGATTAGGAGCCATCAACTGAAGATAGTCAACAATGACAAAGTCTGGCTTGTATTGATCAATCTTTCCACGAAGTACTGATGGGTTAATTTCTCCACCTTGGTCATTAGAAATAATATGAAACTCTGGCTTACCCTGAAGATGCTTTGCATGCCACATCTTTAAGGTTTCCATCTCAACCTCACCATTACTTAACTTTCTGTGTGACCAAAGTCCTTCTCCCATAATTGTAAATACACGATTACGAACTTCTGTTTCTGACATCTCAAGCGAGATTACAAGGGGTGTTTTACCCTGTTTCCAGGCCTGTACAGCAAAGTATAGAGCCATCCAAGACTTTCCTATGCCTGGGTATGCTAGAAAGACTCCTAACTGCCCTGGCATAATCCCTGAAGGCAGATAGTTATCAAATCCTGGAAGGTTTGTTTTAATTCCAACATGACCTGCTGCTTGCTGAACTTTTAAGTTTTCAAAATATGCAATTGCTGATTCAAGATCTGTTACATCAATATCACGAATAGCAGATGTGTTCTTTTTTAATTCTGATGTCTGAGTAATTAAATTATCTAAAGCCTTGTTTCCTTCTCCTTGCTGTACATCACCAGCAGCAGAGCGAAGAATATCTTTTAGACTGTCATTAAGATACTCTGTTTGTAGTTCTTCTAGATGATGCTTTGTAGCACCAACTCCAGAGATTGGTTCAAAATCTCTAAATTTTTCTACAACTAATGATACTGGTGGAACAGATTTATTATGTTCAAAATAGTTTCTAATAAAGTTCCATACATCGTTATGTGTTCTAAGAAGGTTATCAATGTTTGCCTGAAGTAATACGTGAACTTGCTTATCTTCAAGAACAGCAGTAATTAGTTTTGACTCTGTATTATTCACTTAGCCACTCCTTAGCCATTCTTCTTCTTTCCGCTCTTTCTTTATCATCCTGCTGCTTATCTAATCTTGCTTGTAATATTTTTTCTGCATTGTACGCAAAGTAATTCCAAGAGGGAGACTGAGCGACACCAAAGTAGTACTCAAGAAGATCGTAGCACTGTCCTATTCCGTATGACTCAATAAGGGCATCTGAAGCCCATTGCTCTACATTTAAATTTAACGATGGCTTTTGCTCATACTTTGCAGTATGGAACTTGCTGTAGCGTGAAAGCAAAGCCATTCGGTCTTTGCGTTCTGCCATTATTCTGCAATTTCAGACTTTGCTTCGTTAATCTTTTCAGTTAACTTATCTTCAACAAACTTGTACACACGCTCAAAAGCATCATTTGTGTTTTCACCCTCACGCTTAGTATCAATAACATTAAGGTCAAGTCTTAATGATTGAAAATTACCAAGGTTAAGTGTATATCCCAAAGTAACTCCAACTTTAGTTTCTTCATTTTGCATTTCATACCCCTTTATTTTATTAAATGGATTCTCCCCATATAGGAATAAATCTTCCATCTTCTGTCTTCGTATATGTAAGTATACCGTCCCCCATACGCCTTGTCAACTCTTGGTTAGAGGGAGTAATATCATTTGTTATTAATTTGTCTTTTCTTGGCCTACCAATATGGTATGTAGCAAGTATATCACGTATAGCCCTTACTTGTGATTCTGAGTAATAAGATCTTACACGAAATCCTCTTGCTCCACCTTTTTGAGACCCTGTTGGAAATGGAATGATTCCTCGCTTCATTAATGATGGCATATATTTTTTGTGACGATTAACTAAATCAGCAGTCTGACCAACGGTATATGCTCGTTCTCGATTTTTTTTAAAATCACTAATTAAACAACTTTCAATTTGATCTTTTATGATATTATAAACAGACATTATTCCATTTGATCTATTTAAATGATGCACTCTAACAAGGTCGCCATTTAAAAACCATACTTTTTTATTTCCAGGGATTACAGAGGACTGATTGTAGCCTTCGCTCTCAATTTTTCCTTTTTTAGCAACCATTGGCCCTCCCGTGATGCTGTCGGTGGATTTAAAAATTTTCTAGATCCACAATACATGCAATATACTTCAAGATGATCTATCTTACTGTACTGTCTATCAATAAACATTCTTTTGCTACATTTATTGCACTTTATCATTATTTAATTTGGTATTCCAATAATAATTAAATTCACATCTACTGACATATCTCCAGTAGTTCCAAATCTTACAATACCCTCAACCTTTGAGGTAGTTATGGTTTTTAAAACAACCGAAACATTTTTACCAGCATCAGTTCCACCAACGTTAATTGGTGTTGCAGTTGCAATGGGTGCATATTTAAAATCTGTTGGAAAGTCATATGAAAAAGCAACTTCTGTTCCACCAGTTCTTGTAGAACTATTTACAACGTTAACGTATCCACCAATAATTCTGGCTTCTGAGGCTTTTACACTTTGCTTTCCAGTTCCTGGTGTATCAACTGTAACGTATTTATAGACTGCTGGTGATATTTGAGAGGAAAGATCATTAATTGCAGTTGCTAATTGATAGATGTAAGAAACATCTAGCGGTTGTCCTCGTTCTGGTAATGGTAGTTTTGCCATGATTATATAATTATACCATTAATCGATGTCTCTAAGGACTCAAATAGTGTTGCATTAGCAAACCTCTGTTTTGGAAAAGTTGGAATCTGAACTGCAACTTTTACATTAGTTGCACCATCTTTAATTATAGTAGCAAACATTGTTGAATAGACTGTTGTAACATATTTCCAATTTTCAGAATCCCATTTTACGTATACATCAAACTCTGATTTAGTGTCAGGGGTAGGTGTCCAAACTGCTGTTATTGTTTTATTTGTTTGTGATACCGCAAGAGAAAATGGAATTGTGCTAACATTTTTTAGTGGAATCCTATATTTTGTTGACCAATGAGAAGACCTATTTTTATCTTCTGAAACAATCCTAAATCTTACAACATAGTTTTCATTTATACCAGACCTTTGAGGCAAAGATGATTTTAAAATAATTACTTTTTTAATTCCAGAATCTGGGGCTGCCATTATTGAACATCCATTGCAAATCTAAACTCAATATAATTTGTAGTGTTTGCTAATTTTATAATAGGTTCAGCGTTAGTATTTTTAATAACTGAGTAACCAGTCATTCCATATAGTGGATTTGCAGAACTATTGTTTTCTAATCTAATAGCATCTAAGCACACATAAAAGTTTTCAGATACTAAAGAATTATCTGTAACAGATGTAAATATTTTAACAACATCTACTTGACTCCAAGTAAAGCCAGTGCTCTTATATAGTTCTTGAAGTTGTTTAGTTGCAACAACATATCTATTATTAGCAAAATCATGCTGTCCTTCTTCAGTTCCATTATTAAGATTGACTTGAAATCTTGCCCATTCTCCAGTACCCTGAACATCTGTTGATGCAAACTCAATTAATATTTTAACGTTATCTGGTACGGCATTTGACTCTCCATTTTTATTAATAACAGTAAAAGCCAATTTTATCTCATCTGTCGGAGCATTTCTATTAAAGTCTAAGTTTGCTCCAGTTAAATGTATATGTTCTGATGCAGGATTTACAACTAGGTTGTTATCTGCATCTACAGTTAGAGTTGAAACGTCTCCTCTTAATACAACAATGTTATTAAAAAATCTACATCTTTCATACCTTAGTCTTCGCTCTTCATTAGTAAAAATTCTATTGTCTGAATTTGTCTGAAAGACTTTCTGTGTTTTATTTATTACATTATTTTGCAAATCTCCATCTAATGGCTCATAGATAATTGGAATAGAAGTTGCAGCGGTTGATGTATGGTATTCCCAATTTTCATCTTGTGTAAATGCATATATTGACTTACTATCATATGCTCCTGCAGATGTATTTGATCCCGCTGAGAACACAGCAACTTCAGTTATTTCATATCTTTCTTCGCTAGGCAGTTCTGCTGTTAATACAAGTTTTGTTATATTATCTTCTGAAACATATCCACGAGATATTATGGGTGCACGAAACATTTCAAAGTTAAGCCTTTCCTTGCTGGAGTAATCCCCAAGAACGCCATCGGAGTTAAGTGGCTTTGCACCGCAGCCCAATGCTATATATGAGGCATAGGCTGGAGCCTGTCCTAACAAGTATTTTGCTAAAATATTTTTTCCAGTATTAGTAATCATTATTGCACCCCATATATTGTATCATTATAAAACGATTCAGAGGTAAGTATCTGAACTTCTATTTGTTCATCTTCATTTAAATTAATAACATTTATTATTAGATTTCCAGTTATTTCTTCTATATAAACAGTCTCACCATTAGGTCCTGTTCCAACAGATGGTATTTTTTTATCAAAAATTATTGGAAACTTCTTAAAATAACTTTCTGAGGTGTCTTGTAATGACATTATATTTTGTGGATTATACTGATAATTTAAACTTGTTAAGTTTTTTATTGGCTGGTATATAACACTCTGACCATTAATAATATCTGATCTTGATATATTAATTATTTCCTGACCTCCGATATCCTCAAAAATTAGATCTGTCATGACTTCAATTGGCATAGACTCGTCGGTTATGAGTATGATGGCTTTTGATGCTGCTAGTACGCCAGTAGATGCCGATGAAGGAGTTGAGGCTGGTAGGTTTGGTAATGCGTCAACCATCTTAAACCTCACTTAGATAAATAGTCATATCTGGTCCTTCTGAATTTTTAACATACTCTATATTATATACTACAAAACGATCTTTGGAATCTGATACCTGATTTACATCAAGATTGTCTGTATAGTCAACAGTAACAATATCACCTAGTTGTAATGTTGGTATAGCAAATATCTTGAGCCCTATAGATTTTCTAGGTTTAACAACTTTATTTACAATCCACTCCATTAAATTATTTGCATCATCTTGAGTTTGTATGTATGGTGTCTGTAAAGAAAAGTCTTTTTTGCCATATGTCATTCTACTAACTTTAATATCTTTAAAATCATTATCATATTTTATTGGTGATTTTATTAAGTTAGATCCAGATATGTTTGGGTTAGAGAAATCACTATTTTTGTTAAAGAATTCATCCATGGTTAATTCATGCTGTGATTCTTGAGTAAAAGTTACACCCTGAATTCTTAAATAATTACCAGTTGTTTCATCTAGGCTAAGGGCTGTATCTGTAGCATTAAATATTAAAAATTCTGCACCATAAGAACCTGCTCTAAATCCAGACACGGTGTATCCTTTAATTCTATTAAAGGTTGGTGATAGTTTTGCATAAAGTGCTGGATAAGCCTTATCATATCTTATATTAAAATATGCTGCCTCTCTCATAATTGATCCAAATTCTTCAAAGTACATATTATATGATGGTGGCTCTGAAGGGTTTATTCCTGAAAGATATGTTGACTGAACTATTCCACTCATTGCGTACTTTCTAAATGACTCATTGGCATCAATCTCTTGATCATCTACAGCAGACATCACTGGTGTATCTAATGCAAAGGTAGTATTTTGTGTATAGTTATTTGTAAGTGCATACAAGTTTTCAAACATACACCTTGCAGAACCTCTAACAAACATTGCCATATTGTTATAAACTGGAAGCGGTTCTTTGTCATCAACTGTTGCAACTAGCCTGTTATTTATGTAAAGAAAAAATCTTCTTATATTTCCAACATTTTGATACTCTACAGCCAAATCATACACAGTTGGGTTTTCTTCTCCGACCATTCTTGATTGACCAGTAAACTTTCCATCATCAACAATAATATTTGTTAGTCCACCCCAGAGTTTGACTGGTATAGCCTTAGATGTTGCTGAGTCTCTCATTACTTTATAAAAAAGAACATTGTCTAAGTTTTGTGCAGAGTTGCTATAACTATTAATATTGTTTTCTGTTAAAGCCAAAATTTCAAAATAGTAACCAACGTTTGTTTCTGGATTAAGCATTACTGCAAGGCCACCAGATCCTGCACTAATATTAATGTTTTGATCTGGAGAGTTACCAGTTACAACAAAGTAGGTATCACTTCCAATAGGAGTTTGCCCACGGTTTGCATTGTTTTCAATTTTTCCAACAATTCTCATTCTTGTTCCAAAATGTTTATACTTGTTGGTTAACTTTTTATGTACGTAAGATACAAAGTCAATACCCTTGTCAGTAGTAGTAAAGGATGGGCCATTAAGAATAAACGCAGATGACTGTATTGTTCCACTTTGTGTTGTCAGTAGTCTATTGATGTCTGTCTCTGTTCCATAGTACTGTGAAAGAAAGTTTTTTATTATGCCCGTTCTAACCGTCTTTTGTGCTAATGTATTGTTAACTCCCGCTGCCAATGTGTCTAATGTTAATGACTCTGTTTGAGCATCAATAGATGTTGGGTCCGCAAGGCTAAATAACAGTTCTGATCTCATGCTGCAGCCACGTACTGATTCGTTTGATGTCCAGTATGGGTTTAGTCCAGCAACATGCTCTACTACTGGAGTTCCAAACTGTCCTCTTCCGTGTTTTGATACTGCTCCATTTTTTAACTTAACGACACCACCAACTGTTTGGTAGTTAGGAACAGAATAAATTCTAACAAGCCCTGTTGGATATATTTTTCCATTATGTCCTAGTTTTGAAAAATAATTTTGATACTCAAGTACATCATTTATCCAAATATTTCCATATCCAGTTATACTATATTCAACAGCGTCATACTTTATTATTTCTGCATTAGAATAAAAATATCCATTGTATCTTGAAAGCCAATAGATTCCTTCTCCTAGATCCATAGTATTATTAACTAATGTGTTATTTATAACTGAGGGTACAGAAGATGAAAGATTAGAGTTTAGTGGTATTGCACCAAGAACATAACTTGATTGATTGTTTGACTGACCATTAATTGATTTTGTATTTTGATCTCCTGTCACTTCCCAAAGAAGTGCTGGTTTATATATCCAGGTTTTTTCTTTATCAATTACACTTGCCTGTTTAATAGAGCCATAAGTTTTTTGTATGTATCTTGTTTTATAGTTAATGCTTCCATCATTAAAAATATCATTATTTTGAGAGGATATAGAAATAATGTTTGCAAGTTTAGTTTTAGTTCTTTTATTTTCTACTGCCCCATCATCCATAAAATCTTTTGATCCAGACAAAACAAAGTCTGTAGGTCTTTCACTTTCGGTAGGTAGTATATAGTTTTTACTCATCATTACAAAATTATTGTACTCATCAAAAAACATAGCGGTTTGTGTTGACACTGCTAAATCATTTAATATTTCTGCAACTGTTTTATCTGGTGGTATAAAAAAGTAAGGAATGATTGGGTCTTTTTCTCCAACTGTTCTTTTAAATACATAATTAGAAAATCCAATAGAGTCTAGCAGCATTGAAACAGCATATGTTAATGATGCATTTGTTGCTAAAGTTTGTGGTGCAGTCTGCGATTCAAAATAAAAAAACATATCTCTTAATTTTAATGAAACTTGTCTATTGTCTGTGTTTGACTCTGGAAAACCTTCTGTGTACATTGTTTTTATTGGAACAAAATAGTCATAGCCATCAACATTAATAATAATTTCATACATTTTTATTTGTATATTTTTTGTTATATAGTTTTTAACTATACTGTTTTGATTATTTAGGTTGAATGCTTGATCATAGTCAAAAAGTTTAAGAGTTCCATTGGAAGCCAACAATTGGCCAACTGGTAAACCAGAGATTCCAAGATCTGATGCTGTTTTTGTTATTGAGAAATCAATAGTTTTTGTAGAAAGATCTACTGCCAATCTTGGAGAAAGTTCAATAAGGTCAAAGGTTGAGTCTGATCTTGTCATTGTGTCTACAACAATTCTTAAGCCATCAATATAGTCAAACTCCCTGTATGTATTTAGTCCATCTGAAGAATTAGTAAACTTTACTGGAGATGTTAGGTCTGTAACAAAGTTAGAAAGCCTATTTGTTTCTTCTTCAGAAAGATCCCAACCATATTTTGGAACAAAGGTTTCATACTTATTCTCAAACCATATGTGGTAAACGCCAAGATCTGATTCATTTGCTTTAATTAGATAAGCGTATCCTTTTATATTTTTTGCTGGTAGAAAATCAACAGATGAGTACTCTTCTGCTTTAATGAATGAACTTCTATATCTCTCTGGTACTATTAGCCCATATGATAATTCAACATATCCATCATTAGAAATTAATGGATTACCGTCTTTTTTTGTAGATGCAGCGGTAAATGATTTTGCATCTATCCAATTGTTATTTTTTAATACCTGAATTTTCCATTTTAAAGGAGTCTTTTTATTTGAGTTACCATACAATGGATCAGAAAAAGATCCAGCAGAATTAGAAAATGGACCAAGGTCTACTGAGCCAATGTGCGTTTGCATTTTTATAACAATTCTATTTGAAGGAATTGAATTTTCATAAACAATGAATGGGGCTGTGTCTTGTATATAGTTTTGACCATTTATGACTTTGTTTGATATGCCATATTCAGATCCGCTTTCAGTTCTATAGGATGACCAATATTTAAAAGTATCTCCTTTGTCTGGCATATAGTATCTTGGTCTATCGCACATACTTGAGTTTGCATGATGAAAGTATGACTTAGCAAAATATTGAGCCTTGTTAATTCCAGATCTTGGTCTAAATTTATTAAAACATTGCTCTAAAGAATAAAAAAGTTTTACCTTTTCTTTTTTAGGAGTTAAAAACATTGGTTGATTTAAATCGTCTACTCCACCATCAATTTTAATGTCAGCATCTGTAGCCCCATAGTAAAACTTTACGTCAGTATCTTCTGTTTCATTGTTATCAAAACTATTAATCAAACTATAATAAACTGATGTTGGTTCTGCTGGTCTGTATCTATAGTTGCCAATTTTCTTTATGTTATTTGGAATATTCATATTCCATTCAGCAATTACCGCAGACTGTGTTCTAATTACAGAAGAGGTTTCTAGATGATTTTTTAATTCATCATTCTGGAACATTCTATGCCTCTTCCAGTGTTACTGATATATTCCAAAAATCATAATTAGAGTTTCCACGTTTTACAACTGTATATTGGAATGAAGAAAAAAACATTTCAACAATCTGATTATAATTTTGTAGATGTCCATAGGCTTCATTATTTTTACCAAAATTAGAATGCTTATCATATGAAAGATATACCCAAAAAGATCCCTGATGATTTTCATACCAATCAAGCATCTCAACTCCACCCGCTCCACCGTCTGTTGTATATTGCATATCAACAGATGATGGTTTGCCAGACAAACCAGTATATTCTGATTTTCCAGTTACAGGGTTAAAATTTGAAGATAAAGCAAAGGCTCTAGATGGAAGCATATTCCAACTTGTTGAAATATTTAACTTATCTGCTACGTGGTAAGACCTCATTCTTCCATTAATCATTCTTTCACGTTTTTCAATTCTATTTGTATCAATAGTTATTTCGCCTCTATTGTCATCTGATAAAATTAAAAATTGATTTAATAGTGACTGATCAACTGCCGTTGCTGGTTGTGCTCCTACCTCATAACCATTAGGCAAGTAAAGTTTATTTGATAGGGTGCCAGAATTTTCTGACCATAGCATTGCCTGTGGTCTTCCATATTTCTTTCTTCCTGCCATATACTGTGCAGCAGTTGGATTTGTAGCCATTATAATTTATTACCTCTTAATCTCATAGAGTCGATCTGTTGAATCTTAGACATTACTGTGTTTGCAATATCGCTTGGACTTGCATCTGATCTAACATTAACTGTTAACTCATAATTATACACTGAAGAAGATACATCTGATCCAGAATTAATAGCCTTCATTTTATCAATGCCGTGTGTATCTACAGCATATTTACTCATTACAAATTCTCCTGGAGTAAGCATTGCTGGGATTATGTCTGTGCCACGAGATAATCCTCCAACAGCAAAATATTTTGGAACAATTCCACCAGATGCCATATACTCATCTTTACCTCTCATGGCTCTATCCATAGCAGCAATTTTATTTGCATATCCCTGTGCGGTTTGGTTTCCTAATGTTGCTGCATCTGCTTGAGAGTTTGCTACTGAAGTACTTCCCTTTTCTCCATCTGAGCCTAAAGAATTATAAAAACCAAGAGAAGAACCACCTGCAGCATCTCTTCCGTCTTTTCCTTGAAGGGCTTTGTCAAGTGCTGCAACTGCATCTGATGAACTACTTGAACTACTTGAAGAACTTGAAGAACTTGAAGTAGAGCCATTTTCAATTGTTGTTATGTATCTTGTAATATTTTCTACAATATTTCTCACTTCATCAATAATACTTTTAATAGTAATCGAATCGGGAAGGGCATTAATTTTATCTACAATATTTGTCCAAGATCCAGATGTACTCTTAGAATCTTCTTCTATTGCCATCATTGCCTTAACTATATCTTCTTCAAGAGATGTAGCCATTGATTCTGCTTTAAGAACCATGTCTTCAAAATCTTGTAAAGTTTTTCCAGCAAAATCATCCATATTTATTAAACTATCTAAAATCAAAAGCATTTCTGCTTCTTGTGCTGCAAGTTCTAAGTCTTGTTTTTCTAATTTGTCGAGTATATCTTTCTGAGATTTAAGTGAGGTTTCTAATGTAGAAATTTGCAAAGAATAATCTGCATTTATTGTTTTAATTGCACTAGACCTATCCTTTTCATATCCATTTATTTTTGACTGAGATGCTTCAATAGCAGTTGTAAGTGCAAGCCTTTCAGGGCTTGTTTCTAATTTATAAATTTCTTGAGATATCTTATATTGGCGCTCTGAAATTTGTTCTTTAGTCATTCCAGACTCTGCGCCCTTGATGCCCTTGACCTGGTTATCTCTTGCTTGAGTTAAAGCGTCTGATGTGCTTTGTGCATAAGCAGAAGCATTCTGTGATCTCATTTCTTGTGCAGCCTGGGCTGCTGCTGCAATATCTCCTTGTGTTAATGCATCTGCCAAACCAAGTTGTGCCTTTTGCTGTTCAATAAGTCTTTGATTAATTTGTTGAGTTTCTGTTAAGGCTTTTATTCTTTCATCATAAACTTTGTTTATTTCTTCTTCTTGGTGATTTATAATTGCAAGGTCATTACTTAACTTGCCTGACTCTGTTTGTTTTGTATCAATTAAATCTGTAAATTGTTTTTTAAGAAGAGATTCGTTTGTATCAATTGAATCTTTTTCAGTATTAATTAAATCATCATAATATTTATTTTTTAACTCAATAGCCCTATTTAGTTCATCTTCTTTTGCAGAAATATCATTTTGAATTTGATTTGATCGTGCTTGAACTAAATTCATTTGAGACCCTAGTCCCTGACGTGCTATTTGAATCTGGCTAAGGCTCTTTCCTCCACCAGTTATTTCTGCTCCGCCAGTTGATCCTATAGCACCTTGATAAGCCTTTTCTCCCATTGTTGGGTTTGCTTTTGTTCCATACTTTCTAAGTTCTGAAACTGTCATTTTTTCTCTTAAACGTGCTTTTACTCCCAAAATATTTTGTGCTGCTGCTGCGCCTTGAGATATTTTTTCTGGCACTGTTTGTGATGCAAAGTTTATATACCCTTGAATTTTTGCATTCTTTTGAACAGCATTTAACCCATCGACCACTTTTTGTAAACTTGAAGGAACCTTTTCAATACCAGACTTATACATATCCATTGCTGCGATTGCAGCAGATAGTTGGTTTGGATCTTTAATCATATCTAACAAAGCATTTGAAGACAACTTAGGAAGATCTGTTGTCTGTGTCATAAACTTAAGAAGTTCTCCAATTCTTCCCTTGTCTGAAAGTTCTTGTTTTGCAGATAGTCCATCTGATACAATGCCATTAATTCTTTGTCTAAGTTCTGCTTGTTTTGCAAGTAATGTATTTGTTTCAAACTCTGCATCAGTAATTCTACCTGCTGCAAGTTCTGTGACGTAATATTCGTCATTAAGAATATTTTGAAGTGTTTGATTATCAATAACAAACTTGTTATTTGTTTTTGCAAGAGTTGAAATTCTTTCCATAACCTTAGCACGGTCTTGATCATTTTTAATAGATTTTAGTTGTGTTAAGTTATAGTCACCACCAATTGCTTTTGTTAGTCCTGCTTGTGCTGCTTTACCTTTGTCAGATAAAACAACATCTCCAACTTTTCCGCCCTTTATAACTTTACCAGTATATGGGTCTACAACCTTGCCTTTATTTGAGCCACTAGATGCTTTTATAGCAGTCTTCATATACTTAGCAAGTTCTGCGGGATCGCCAACCATAGAGGTTAAAAAATCAATAAACTGTTGGTTTGCACCCTTCTTTACAAACTGCTGTTGCATTCCATTAAATAAATCTCCAATAACTCCAGTAACTTTTTTGCCATCGCCAACAGCCTTAAATAATTCTTTAATTCCTCCAGTAGCATTTAATGATGCAAGCCTTACCTGCTTAAGTCTTGCAAGAATATCATTTATTGGATCTGCTTTTTTTGATCCACTTGTGCTATCAGCATTACTAGCATTAGCCTTAGCAGATGCAATATCTTGTTTTGTTTGTTGCATAGTTCTTGCTGCTGCAAGTCCTGAACGTGCTGCATCTCTTCCTGCACTAGTTGAATAGTAGTCTGCTACAGTGCTTGCCCCACCTGCTGCTGCAATCCTCTTTTTAATTTCTGCATCAACATCACCTTCAGTTATTGTTTTAAGTAATGTTATGTATTCTTGAATAACAGTCTTCTTTGTTTCATCTGGAAGATTTCCCCATTGATCCCAAACTGCAAGAAGTGCTCCCATGTCTTGAGTTACAGAATTTCCATCTGTATTTATTAAAGCAATTGCTTCTTTTGTAATTGGTGTTGGCATACCCTCAACCTCTTCAAGTTTTCCTTGAAGTTTTTCAAGTTTTGCCATTGCATCTTTTTGTTCAAAGAATGCCTGTATGTTTATTTCTTTACCAGCCATCTTTTGCATAAGTGCAATTGTTGACATTAATCTTTCTGCTTCTTTTGGCTTTTTATTTGCAATATTTGTTATTATGGTTTTTACAACTTTTTTATCTTTTATTCCACCTAAAGAATTGATAAGTTCTGAAAGTTTTCCTGGATCATGAATTTTTAAAGATGTATTAATAAATGTATTAAGTCCCTTTTCATCTCCAGAAAACATTTCTAATAATGTAGTTGCAGTTGCTGGTGGTAGTTGACCAGATGCAACAATAGTATTAATTTTAACCTCTAGGTTTTTACTCTTAAGATCTGCAGTTGACTTTAGTAGTGGATCAACAAATGCTTCTTGTGGTGTACCTTTATATTTTGTTCTAACTTGATTTTTAAGAGAATCAAAAAATGCATTTTCTACAGCACTACGCTGTTGCGCTACCTTAAATAAATCTATTTGATCTTTAAGAATGTCAGAATTTGATTTTCTCAAAGTTTGAATACCAGAAACACGTTTTGTTTCTAAAGCAGCAATTTGATCATCAATTTGTTTTCTTTTGGCTGCATCTACTGTTGCTGCTTTTTGTGTTTCAAGAATTTTTAATTCTTTATCATACTGAACATTTAACGAGTCTATCTGTGCTTGATTAAATTCTAAATTTTGTGCACCTGATGCTGCGCCTGCAGCGGCTTGTGATTCAGCCTTTGTTGTTCCAAACATTTCTTTTGCAGAATATGCTGTAAAACCAGGAGCCTTTTGCCCTATAAACGCAGATGGAAAAAATGGAGAAACAACCTTTGATGCTTGAGATAGTCTACTATCTAAACTATTTCTTGTATCTGTAATTGATCCTTGAAGTTGATCTTTTAATCCTGAAGTTACATTTCTTTGTTCTTGTACAAGTTTTACCCTAACCTCAAGAGGATTTTTTAATAAATCTTCTCCATTTGGACCAACTAAAGATAGCAGTTGTCCACTAATTTGAGAAGTCAAAGTTTGATTATTTAAATTAATTCCAATCTGACTTGCAACGCTATGCGCTTGCTCTGCTGTCATAACTCCGTCTGATATATAACCAGAAAGTTGTACGGCCATTTGTTTTGCTGCTGTGTCTGTTCCAGATTTTAGGCTCTCAGTAAATCCAGTCATTACATCTTTGCCTGCGCTACTATCTAAAAATGTTGAACCAAATTGTTGCTTACCTCTTTCAAAACCAGTTGTATACCTATCTGATGAAGATGTAGATCTTTTGCGTGAATATAGTTCTGAAGCCCCAACTTTTCCAGTAAGTTCTCCAATAGATTTCATTTTTTCTGTTGTTGCAGATGTTGCATCTGTAAGTTTTGATATTTTTTCTGCTGCTGCTTTTGATGCTTTATCTGCAATGAAGAATGACCCAGCAAGGGCAAGAACTGCTGCTCCAGCAGCAACATATGGGTTAGTCAGCATTGGAGCCATACCAGCCACTGCCGAGGCTGCAAATAGGCCTCCAGTGACCTTAGAGTCTGCTCCTGTCATCATTGCACCCATTGCAACTCCACCTAGGGCTGCAGAGGCTCCACCAGAATATCGTCCAACCTTTTCTTGTCGGGCCATTTGCCTTTGTGCTCGCTCTTGCTTTGCTATAGCCCTAGAATTTACAACTCTTTCAGAATCAATCTTTGCTTGCTCACGCATTCTTAGTGTTTGTGCATTAGCATATGCCTTTTCTTTTTCTGCAAGTATAAGCCTTCTTCTATATTGAGATAGTGCTTGATCTATTTCTTTTGCTGATAAATTATTTCTTAACTTTAACAAACGTGCCTGCTCTTGTATAGCATTTGTAATTCTTCCTTGTGCGTTCTTGCTTAGTGTAGATTCAGTTCCAAGTCCCTGAAATCTTGGATCTCCTGCATCACGTCTTACAGCAAATGCTCTTGCCTGAGATCTTGTTGCAGTTGGCTGCCCACCAGTTTTACTAGCGTTTGGAGTTCTTGTTTCTGTTCCTTTTCCAGTTACTTTTCCTGTTGCAACTGCAGAAGTATTTTGTCCTGTGTAAGGAATAAATGTACCAGTTTTTGAATCAAAGTAATATTCAGACTTTCTAACTGTTTCTAATGCACCTCGTACTGGTCTGCCCTGACTATCAAGAACAGATGTATTCATAAACATTTTGTTTTCATTCATTCTCTTAAACCAATTAGAGTCTGAAATTCTTTCAGACATAATGTTGTCTGTAAGTCTTGCATTTATGTATGCACTAGAAGATTTACTTAAAAACGATAAGCCCTTTGCTTTGGATGGATCAACTGTCATTAAGTCTCTTGCTTTTATTTCAAGTTCTGCAAGAGCCTTTACGTGTTTTTGGTTTTGTGGATCAAACGGATGGTTTTCTTCTTTAATAATTGATTTAATTGCAGATTGAAGATTTCTATTTTGTGTACCATCAATTGAAAGTGGGTTTCCATTTTTATTGTTCCATTCTAGTATTTTTTCAAATCTAGATTTATTTCCTGGGTCATTTGTTTTAACAAATTCATTTATAACTCTATAGTCTGGACCCATTTGACCAAGAGAATATTTTTCTGATTTTGATGCTGGTCTAGACTTTCCTGCTTGTGCATTTTCTAAACTATCATATACTCTAACTGCTTGAGCATGTGAAGCATCAAGTCTAAACATTTTATCAACTGATTCCATTGCAGATTTTCTTACTAATGGAGAATCAGACTTTAGGTCTTTTGCTAATTGCGTTTCATTTCCTGCTCCGTCTTTCATATTAGCAAGGAAGTCTGTATACTTTCTAATTGTTTTATCTGACTTAATTCCGCCTGGATTTGCTGCTGCTACTTTTATTTCATCCCAAACTTTTTTTGCTTTTGGATTATTTGCTCCAATATCTCCACCACGCTTTGACTGTCCACCAGAGGTTACATTACTTAAAAACTTATTAATATTAAATAGGTTTGATTTTACATACTTTCCAGTTTGTGCATCAGGTGCAATACCAAATCTGTAGTTAAATCTTTCTTGCATTCTTTCAAGATTGACACCCTTTGTTCCACCCTGGTTTGTCCAAAATGTTTTACTATTTGAATCATAAATCATTTTTTCCATTAGGCTTTGTCTAAACGCTGGACCAGTAGACTTCTTCCATCTATCTTTAAATGTTCCATCTAGTTTTGAAGACTCTACTTGCTTATCTGCCCAATCAAAAAACTTTTGCATTTCAACTTGTGACTGTGATCTTTGTGATACTGAAAGTTCTGGAATAAATCCTGCCATTAATTTTTTAACTGGTGAGCCAGCAGCAGCATGTATTTTTTGGAATGAAGACCAATCTGTTTTTTGACCAGCCTCTAGTCGTGCAATCATTGCATTATAAGGGGAAGCATCTGCAGGAGACAGATTCATTCCAGCAACAGTTTTTTTAAGTTTTGGTAGCACCTTTGCAATCTCTCCGCTAATTGCAGAGTTGTACTCTTGTGGTGTCATCTTTTTTGCTATGTCTGCAGTAGATAAAGCAAAGTCTTTTCTTGCCCCACCCTTAACTCCAAGAAGATTAATCATTGCCTGATCTTTCATTGAAGGCATTGAGGACTGAATATCTCTAAATCCAGATGCTTTACTAAATACTCCTGCTGGGCCAACGTCTGCAAGTGTATTTCCAAAAACATTTGACTTTGATAGATCCTTATCTCCACGAAGAAGTGATGCAACAAGTTGTGTAATCATTTGCTTCTTTGTAAACTTTCCGCTTGCTTCTGCTAACTTAGGATCGTATGGTGATTCAAGTACAATTAACTTTCTCTTACCAGTTGCATCTGTTGGGTCTAACATTGTCTTGATTGTTTGATTTGGTGCTTTTAATCCGTGTACGTCTCTTGCAATTATTGTTGCACGTTGCTCTGCTAATGCTGAGGTTGCATCTACTGCAGGCTTAACAAATACTACTTCTCCATTTGGTTTTCTATAAATTCCACCAACGTTTGGAATAGGAAAACTTCTTCCAGAGGTTCCTTGAAGCAGTGTTCCAAAATCTGTTGGGGGAACTTTTCCAAATTGGCTTTTTGTAACTGATTCTGCAATGCGGTCTGCTATTTGTCTTGACTGTGTTACTTGACCAATAGATTTTGGCATTCCCACAAACTTTGCCCCTGATTGTAATTCATCAGGCTTTGCATGGAATGCTGGTCTTGCAGGAATTTTTCCTGCCATGTATCCAGGAGTTTTACCAGCCATCATTGCATGAAGAAAACCAATATTTTTTGCAGTTACATCTGCTGGTATAACTGCTTCTCCTGGAGCAAGAAATGCTGGTTGTATATCTCCCGCACCCTTTGGACCAGGTACTTGCAAAACTCCTTCTGCATATCGTCTAACTGGTCTACCTTGTCCGCCAGGTAATTTTGCAACTGCTGCACCAGCACCTGGTGATGCAAATAGTCCAGGGGAAGATGTTGCAAGGGCTCTGGCTTGTGAGGCTGCATTTGCATATGAGTTTGCTAATTTTTGAAGTGCAACATTTTCAACATTAAATACTTGAATAAGTTTTTCATGAGATCCATGGAGAGCATTTGATGATGCAACATTCTCAAGTTCTTGCTGTGTTAGATAGTCAAATCCTCCACCTAGCATTTTATTTTGTCCATTAAGTTTTGCGATTCCACCTCTGATGATTGCAAACAATTTAATTAGGTTTGCAAGACCATTAGCAAGCAAACCGAATGTCATTAAAAATATTGGACCAATACCAGCAACAACTGCTGTAAGTATTGTTACAAACTTTTTAGTTCCATCGGATAGGTTATTAAACTTTTCAAACAAGTTTCCAATAAATTTAACCACTGGTGTAAGTGCCTCTAGAAACTGTTTTCCTATTGGCATAATTGTTTGTTTAAATTGCTCCACTGCTGCCTGGAACTTAACTCCAACAGCACCCTCAATCTTTCCCATTTCTCGTTCAGAAATAATTGCAAGTTCTTCCATAGATGCGCCAGACAGTTGTAATGCTCTAGAGGCTTGACTTCCATCTTTTGTTACATTTTGAAACAATGTTGACAAACGAGAAAATTGGAATTTACCAAACATTTGCTCAATTGCTCTTGCACGATTAAGTGGATCTAGTGTATCTAGTGCTCTTGCAAATCCTACTACTGTTCCTTTTAAATCACCAGCATTACCTTGTACTATGCCCTTAATATTTATGCCCATTCCAGCAAGCATTTCAGATGATTTTTTAGTTGGATTAATTAACGCTGCAAGACCAGACTTAAGTGCGTTAGCACCTTCTGATGCGTTAATCCCGCCTTCTTTCATAGCAGTCATAAAGAATGCTAAATCTTCTACATTTCCACCAAGTTGTTTTACAACTGGTGCTGCTTTAGGAATTGCAATTGTTAAGTCTTCAATAGAAAGAAGAGTCTGATTTTCAACTGCGTTAAGAAAATCAATTTTTTTACCAAGGTCTTCTGAAGAAATTCCAAAAGCATTTTGTAAAGATATAGTTGTTTCAAGCGCTTGCTGCTGTTCAACTTGACCAAGAACTGCAAGTTTGTTGGCTTGTTTTACCTGTGCATCTAATGCTGTGCCCGAAAAGCCTGCTGCTGCAGCGGTTGCTGCCATATCCATTGTATCTTTGACAGCAATACCAAACTTGGTATATTCCATACCAATTCGTTTAATATTTTCAACTGCGATGTCTGTTGTTCTACTGTCAGTAAAAGCATCTCCATATACACGTTGGAACTTTACGGTTGCTGCTTCCATTTCTTTAAATGTACGTGCAGCATATGAACCAAGCATTCCAAGTGGAATAGTAAGTCCAACCATCAACTGACGACCAGCCCACTGAGTATTCTTACCAAAGTTTAAAAGTTGTGTTGATCCTTGCTTTAGTAATTGATTTAAGAATTGCTGCCTTTGTGCAGCGTACTGAATCCTTGTACCAAGTTCAGTAAATTGTCCATTTGCCATTGTTAAAGATTTTGGCATTATTTTTATTGCATCTACAAAGCCTCCATTGGCTTTTTGCAATTGAATATATTGAGACTGTAAAGCCTTTACTCTATCCCTACGTGCACGATTAAGAATCTCTCTTTCCTGTGCAAACATTCCTGTAAGAGTTTTTGAGTTTGCGGTTGCTGCAGCAGCAGTGTATTTAAAGTATTGACTAAGACTTAATTGGTTTTTTTCTAATGCAGTTGTAAATGCTTGTGTACTTGTTGAAACTTTTGTTTGTGATGCAGAAAATTTTCCAGTAGCATTAATTGACTGAATTAATTGTGCGTTTAAACCTTTTTGTGCATTAGAAGCAGCAAGGTTTCCTTCTGCAAGGCTTTGATGAAACCTACTTAGTCCAGATTGTAAAGTTCTAAGTTGTGCTAAGGCGTCAGCCGTATTAAAATTTATGCCTATATTAGCATTTACGTCTGACAATTTTCATAACACCTCTTTATCAATTACTTACTGATTGATGCCATCAAGTTATTACTTGTAGCAGAATCGCTTCCTGATGCAGCCTCGATTATTTCGTAGACTGTTGGAAGATCCAAAAGATCCTCTAGTATTTCTTTGTTTTCTGAAAGTTCTGGTTTATACTGCTTCATTGCAATTAAGACGCAATCAAGTAAAACATCCATAGATTTATCATTATCATCTGCAACAAGTGCTAGATCTCCAAATCTTTTTACAAACGGACGTAGTAGTGAAATTTTTAGTGGTTGAACATTTAGTGTTGTACCGTCTACTAGTGTAACTGTTTTGCTATTTGCTTTTTCAGCCATTATTCCTCCTGTGTTAGTTAGTTAATTATATCACAGACACACCTAAGAATTAGTCAATTTTTTCGTAGGTTAAGCCCATTCCAATTCCAAATCCAGCCCTTTGTGCATTTACCCCTTGTAGTGCTAAAATATCATTAGCATTGTTTGCTTCTCCATTGCTATAAACTCTAGCCTTTAGTTCTTCCCATTCATTCTTTTTCCCAGACTGTTTATCTAAGTCAACACCCTGCATTGCTGCAAGAAATTTTTTCTCTGCATAATCTAATTCTCTTTTAACTGAAAGAGTTGACATTATCTCTGGCATAGACATTGAGCATTCAAGTTCTTCGTAGTCTTTCCAAATACCAAGTAGAAATGCCTCTGACTCAAGTTTTGCCAAATCAAGAGTTTCCCATGTTGATCCACTATCTGTTGCTTGTTTTTTTACTGGCTCTTCGGATTTTTCATTTACTTTAATTCCCGCTGCAATATCTAAAAGATGATAGATGTCTTTTAATGTAAAACTATCCTCGACTAGTTCTTTTGATAACGAAATTTTTGGGTAATACTGTTTCATACATATTCGAGCACACTCAACTAAAGCATCGATTGCACTATCATCATCTTTTGCTGATTTGACATACTCAAAAGCAACCATAAACTGTCTTAGATATTTTATTTTTAATGGTGTAATAAATAACTCTGTACCATCTATAAGAGTTAAATAGTCACTTTCGTATACTTCTGTAGCCATTAATATAGTATACCAAAAACAAAATTGCCCTGCTCAAATTAATGAACAAGGGCAATCTTGTATTATTAAGTTTTTATTTAATGATTATGCTGGTACGTAGGTACGATCTACGATCTTACCGTATGATGCATTATCATTTGGAAGAAGGCGGAATGATACTTCGAACATTGTCGCTTCATCTCTCTTTGCTGATACTGTAACATTTTCAATTGAAAGTGCACGGTATGCAGCATAAACACGTTCTACGTGTAGTGCGGCATTTCCAGTTCCTGGACCAACTGCAACCAAACCACGCTCTACTGGCACATCGCCAATATCGCCTGCTGTAAGATTAAGTGTTGGGTTTGTAGCAACTGTTCTTAGATCATCATTCTTACCTGCTAATGCAAATAGAAGATTCTCTAGTGTTGATTCTGCGAATGTAGTATTTAGGTTTACCTGCATGCCTTGCTTAAATAACTTAGCAACGTCAAGAACCTGGTCTACTGCTACTTCACCAAAATCTGGTTGGAATTGAATTTCCAAACCATTCATTGTATATCCAACATTACGGAAATCAGGATCATTTGCAAGGGTTTCCTTGTATGATGTACCTGTTACGTATGCTGGCATATCTGCATCTGTTAGTGCGCCATCTTCGTATGTGAAGAGGGCTGCTGCTCCAACGATAATATCGTTTGAACTACCACGCTTATATGCTGTTGTCATGTATTTCACCTCTTTATTTTCTGTTGAATTAAAGGGCTTGTTTCCTCAAATATAAGTATAACAGCCTTTTTTATTTTTAAATTATCTCTTTTGGATTTTTTTTAGGTTCTGGTGACCAGGAAGCGTTTGTAAGCCCATCTATTTGGTGGTAGTCATAGTCTATGATTATCTTATTCCCACCCCAGGTTCTGGCTGTTCCAAAGTCAATTATGTCACGAGTTTCCTGCAATTGATATACCTTGAAATTATGAAAGTAAAACTGGTTATCTAAAAGAATTTGAGCATTTTTAGTTCCAACATTTATCTGTCTATTTGAACACCAATCATTTATTTCTTCTGCTGTTTCATCAAAACGATCTATTAGTCTTAAAACAGACTCTTGAATTGTTATCATTTTTTCTATTGGGTTAGATGCCGAAGCATAAAAATAATACATAAGTTGTTCACATTTTATATGAGGAAATCCACTCTTATTCATTTTAATAAGTCTATCCCAAGTTGCAGCAACACCCTGAGTGCCTTGAGAAAAATATTCTGTTAAGTCATCAATTGTAGATGGGCTTGATGGAAAAAATGGAAGAGATGCGCCAAGTGTTTCTTGATTTCCAAATTCAGACTTTAATATATCTGTAATTTTTTCTTGTAAATATTTATTAATCCACAATACAGGTGTATTTAGCGTACCTGTAGATCCTTGCCATATTTCTCCGTAAGTCATGCTATCTTAACCCCCGCACTTGCTACCCATTTAATTCCAGTAGACTTGCCAACATTTCTACCGCCTCTTTTGCCTGCCCTAATGTTTTTCTTATAGACTAATGGATTACTAAAGTATTTGTCTAATCCGCTTACTCTTAAAAATGATTGCTTAAAGTAAATACTAAAAAATTCATCAATTACCTTTTCAAACTGTCCTTGTGTTTGTCCACCAGGGTTTTCTACAAACACTTCATTTTTTGTGTATATTACTTCTCCATCAATTTCAAATCGCAAAGCAGAGGCTGTCTTAGGTGTAATTGTTACGCCAATTCCATTTTCCATTATTCTTGCTTTGTCATAAAATGGGACTCTTGATCCATCCTTAATAGAAGAAGACTGCTTTAGTTTAGTGTTAAATGTTAATCCTAAATTACTAATAGTGTAATCAATATCAAAAAGCCTTGCCTTTGGGCTTCCTGTTTGACTCCACTCATAAACATGATGAAGCAGTTGTGGGGTAATGTTTGCGTTTGTATCTACATACTTTGATGCAAGGGCTACAATCTCTGGACCAAGATTTGAATATAGTTCTTTCTTTCCTAATTGCAAACCTTCTAGAAATCCATAGGAGTATTCAATTATATTATTTAAATCTTTCATAAACATCTTATCATTAAAATTTACTCTCATACATCTACCGCTTGATTTTCTGAACGACGTATTATTAGTTTGTAGTATTCTATATTTCCAAAAGGACCAGCAAAAGGGTCTTGCGTTGCTATTTCAAAAATAGTGGATTTTCCTGCTCGTGGACCAGAAGTTTCTAAATAGATCTCATTACAATTTTTATCTTTAATATTAGTTATAATTACATTTGTTAAAGAGTTATTTGCTTCTAGGCTAGAAATTCTTATATCTGTCTTTGCTCTTCCTAAAAGAATTTTATCCTGTTTTATATTTACATTTGGAGAGATCTCTTCTTTAAATGCAGTTCCTGCTGCTGCAAAAGAACAAGCAATTGTTCTATCTAATATCCATGTTTTTTTAACATCTCCGTATGCACCTTGTTCAACAAGTGGATGATATACATCTGCTTGCATAGGAAATATAAAATCTGTTTGTTCGCATATCATTAAATTATCCCTGGTTTAACAATGGTTTTAATATACTTCTCTAGTATTTTATCTACCAAGAAGTTACCAGTACCGTTAAACATCATTTTATCAAACTGAATTTTAAACTGATCTGTATTGTATGATGTTACATATCTTTTATAGTAATCTAACTTTCCACACTTAAGATCTTCGATTAAAAGTTTTGAAGCATACTCGATGTCTGTAGGTACGTTTAGGTATCCATGATCAACAATAAATGTATAATCATATCCTGAAGGAAAGGCGACTCCATTATACCCATAATATGCAAGATCTCCGCTTGCTACTGGAAGATTTTGAGCAGTTGATTCATATCTATTTATTTGTCCAGGAGAGACTCTTTGAATTGCTGTTTTGTCTGCTGTAACTATATACTCATATTGATTTTTATCTGGAGTTGATATGTCATAAACAAGTTCATTATTTTCATATACTTTAAATACCTTGTATATTTTTTCCCATAATGGAAAGTAGTCTGAGCCATTACCAGTTCCAACTATACTAATTTTTTTATTATAAAAACCTTGTATAACAAATGTATCAATAATTGATCTTGCCACTAATTCTAAAACTTTATACTCAGAAACTTCAGATGCTGTCGTTCCTAGTGTGTTTGGATCTACATATGGTCTTACTAAGTTATAATATTCTTCGTGAATTATAACCTCTACTTCATTGACAATTTTAAAAAGTTCTACCCTATAATCATTATCATATCTTGCTGGAAGAAGTATTTCTATATTTCTACCTGTAGATGAATTTAAAAAGTCTATCTTTTGTACTGAAAGATCCGCCATGCTTGTAACTTTTGCATAAATATTTACATTGCTATACCCATTTGGGACAACAAAATTTACTGCAATTGTTTCATATGGCGGAACTCTCAGTATTTCCATAAATTAATTACCAAATTCCTTGGCAACCTCTTCTGGAGTTGCAATTCGAACATGTGAACGAGTAAGCCATTGTTCTGCTGCATCTTTTTCAACAATATTATAGCCATGATAGACTTTGCCTACTTCTGCCCATGTAACATTTCTTGTTGAATAAATGGCTACAGTTTCTTTGACTTTTTTAGCCTTTTCTGATTTCTTTTTTGCAGGTTCTACAGGTGCAGTTGTTGCTCCAATAACACCTTCTGCAACTGATCCAAGTACCTGAACTTCTTCAGGTGCTTGATAAACAGGTGCTTCTACGATTGCTTGAGCAACCTCTTCTACAACTGAAGTTTCTGCAACTGGTGTTTCATAAACTGATGTTTCAAAAATTGCTTCTTCTACAATTGGATTTTCATTAATATTTTCCATAATTCCTCCTTGTTAGTATTATATCATTATAAGTAATAAAGGGGAGTAGGAGAATTAACTCCTACTCCCCCTAATTTTTACTGTTTACAGATTACTCTGCTGCAGCATCTGCGTATGCGACTGCATCTTCTTCTTCCCATTGAATACCGAAGCGAACGAAGACTGTATATTCTACAGTATCTTTCTTTGGCTTGTATTCACGGTTTACAGTGATGTCACGCTGGAATCCCCATACACGGTTCTGAGGGAATGTCAAGTCGACATATCCTGCAGGGTAGTAAGGAACTTCTTGTACGTCAATTCCGAGAACACGTGTTGTACGTGCTCCACCGAATGTCTGTCCTGCGCCATCAAGGTATGCTTGACGGTTTGCAGCAGTACCTGCTGGACGGTTAGCAAATGCTTCTGCTACTGCGTCTGCAAGTGTACCGTTGTTCTTGATGATTCCTTGGAATGCATCTGTACCTGCGTAGAACTTAAGGTTTGACTTCAGTGCACGGTACTTACGTGGCATTGCAAGAATGATCTTCTGCATTGCATCTGTTGACCAAGTATCATTAGCAATTGTTACTACTGCTTCATGTGCTTGTCCAGCACCTGTTCCAGTCTTAACACGATTAATGAATCCTGGCATGATTGACAAGAATGAACCTGTTGCTCCGTCACCATTGATTGCAAGGTCTTCGATATCATTACCGAAAGCGTTTGTCATCAAACGTACGATGTGGTCTTCTAGTGCTGCACCTTCGATGTTATCTTCTAGTGCTTCTGCAGATACTTCCCAGTCAAGACGAATCTTCTTTGTAGTCAATTCAACCTTTGAGAATGTTGCACCTGCGTTTGTGTAATCGCCAACTGCTTGCGCTGCTGCACG